AACTGATCACCCGCGTTACCCTCATGCTGACCAGCATGGAACGTGACCGGAAGAAACCCGCCTACCAGGCCGCCCACGTCGTGGACCAGGTGCTGCAGGCAGTACAGGAACTCGCCAGCCGATAAAAAAGGAGAAAGACGGTGTTCGCCAGAAAGACGCAACCCCCGCTGAAGGTCGCCATCATCGGCGGCGCAGCAAAAGAGCAGCACTTCGCCGGCCGGCACGAGAGCCCGGGCTGGGAAGTCTGGGGTCTGAACGCCATCCGCCCGGATGCAAGGCAGCAGCCCTGGAAACCGATCCGGTGGGCGAGGATGTTCAACCTGCACCGCTTCGCGCACCTGAACCGCGACTGCTACGAGTACATCATCTGGGACACCGCCTTCTCCAAGGCGAACCCCAAGATCCCGGTGTACGTGATCGACACCTGGCACGGCCTCCTCGAGCGCGAGATCATCTTTCCCTTAAACGACCTCATCCGCCTCACCCCACGCGGGGGCCGCTACCACGCCGGCAGCTTCGACATGCTCGTCGCCTACGCCATCCTCGAGGGCGCGACCGAGATCGCCCTGCACGGGATCGGCCTCGCCTTGGACAGCTGGAGGGCCGAGCCCATGAGCGCCCGGGCGTGCCTGGAATACTGGTGCGGCGTGGCCGAGGGCCGCGGAATCCAGGTGACAACCACCGAGGACTGTGACATCTTCCACCAGTACCACCTGCTCAAGAGCAGCACGGTCTATGGCTTCGACGACGTCAAGCTGATAGAGGACCCGCATGAACATCGCGATCATCCCCGCCCGGGGCGGTAGCAAAAGAATCCCCGGGAAGAACATCAAGCTCTTCCACGGCAAGCCGATCATCGCCTACTCGATCGAGGCAGCGAAGGCGAGCGGCCTATTCGATCTCATCCTCGTCTCGACAGACTCCGATGAGATCGCCGAGGTCGCGGCGCACTACGGCGCCTCGGTCCACCGCCGGCCCGCGGAACTCGCCGATGACCACACCGGCACCCAGGCGGTGATGCGGGAGGCGCTGCTCGCGATCCACAAGCCAGCCGGCCCGCACTTCGCCTACGATCTCGCCTGCTGCATCTACGCGACCGCCCCGATGATGACCCCCGCCGATTTGGAAGCTGGACTCATGGCGCTTAATGACACCGCCTGGAGCCCAACGTATGCCTTCTCGGTGACAACCTTCGACTTCCCGGTGCAAAGGGCGCTGCAGCGCTTCCCAGGGGGCGGCGTGCGGCCGATCGACATCGAGCGCATGGAGATGCGCTCACAGGACCTCGAGGAACTCTGGCACGACGCCGGGCAGTGGTACTGGGGACGCTCGAGCGCCTTCGTCCGCGACGAACCGATCTACAGCCCGGCCTCGTTCGGCGTGCCCATTCCGCGCCACCGCTGCATGGATATCGACACCCCGGAGGACTGGCGCCAGGCCGAGTTGATGTTTGATCGCATCGCCACCTTCAATGCGGAACTGCTGAACACGCTCGGGTATGCATACGAGCAAATGATGCAATGCGAAAAGATGTTCCGTGATGATGAAGAATTCATGTCCTCGCTCGCAGATGTTCGGGCCATGCTTGACAAGGGAGGACGCTAATGAAAGCGCACGCAGAAACTCTTCGGGTGATGACGAAGCGCGTTGACGGCTACGGAATGGCAATTGACGCGCTCTTGGAACTTTGGGCAGCGGCGCGCGAGAGAAATGTCCGCACGCCACGATTCGAGAAAGCCATGCGAGACGCCGCAGTTGTGCTGCGCAATCACGGGAAACTTTCATGACCACGCCCTTGCTATGGACCACTCGAAAATACGGTTGCGGCTGCATTGCAGAAGGCTATGGCGATGTTCCCGCGTATTGCTCAGAACACGGGACGCCTCCGTTCCCTGCTTATAGCGCGCTCCTGCTGGCCTGCGAACCATTCGTAAATCTAGTAGAAGGAACCTCCGGCAGAATTCCGGTCGAACATTTATCTGGTGCAGACTGGCGCTCACTGTGCAAAGCCTATGCCGATGTAAGGCAGGAACAAAATCTGCCGCTGGTTCGGACAATGGCAGACGCCAACGCCAAGAATGTAGAGCCGCACGCAGAGCGCCTTTTGCGTCTCGCCTACCTAATCCAAGCTGAAGTAACGCAAGCACTATGGGAAGTTGAGCCAGAAAAATTCTACATAGATGTAAAGCGTGTACTCGCTGCCGACGCCGCAGAGAAAGCGGCGGAATCGGAACGGGCTGGCGCTGGTGAGCAAGCTCAAACCAATATCTCCCAAAAGGAGTTTGATGCATTGGTGCGAGACGCTCTGAAATGGCGCACAAGCGGGCTGGCAAGCGCTGAAGGTTTCATGGTTCCGCCAAAATCATGAGCGAAAATTGTGAACACAAGTGGCCCACGCATGGTCTCTTCGGCGTTATTCTCGGGCTTTCGCGCTGCACACTTTGTGACAAGCTGGCGACTGAGACTGACTTCCCGAACTTGAAACCTAGAGTAGAGCCGCGTGTATTCGATCTGGCGCACGGATTGCGAGAAAAGGACGAATCATGAACGACAACATCACTATCAGCACCTTCCAGCTTTTCAAGATGTTCCCGGACGCCGAATCCGCGCGCGTCTACCTGGAAGGGCGGCTCTGGTCGAAAGGCCCGCGCTGCCCGATCTGCGGACTGACTGACCGGATCGGCAATCACTCTCCGGCCTGTACCGCTGTTTCCAGTGCAAAGAAGCGTTCAGCGTCCGCACCGGCACAATCTTCGAGCGTTCGCACGTCCCGCTGCACAAGTGGCTGTACGCCATGTACATGCTCGTCACTGCGCGGAAGGGCGTCAGCAGTCTGCAACTGAGCAAACAAATCGGCATTACACAAAAGTCCGCTTGGTTCGTTCTGCACCGTATACGATGAACCCAAGATTCATGCGTTTCGCCCGCGCCCTCTTCGGACAAGGGAGGGCGGACCCCCGCACCTTCCAGGAGCGCCTGTGGGCAGGCCCGTTCGGAGACGACTACACGGCCCGAAATCTGCGCGCCCCAGAAAACGACATCGCCCTCTTTCGCAAGATCTTCGGCCGGATGCGCTGGCGCCCGTGGTCTGTGATCGAGCTCGGCGCCGGATCCGGATCGAATCTCGCCGCGATCAAGGCGATCGATCACGAGATCGAACTCACTGGCCTGGAGATCAACCCCAAAGCGCTCGCTAACCTTGCGCAGGTGGCCGATGAGGCGATCGAGGGGAGCCTCCTGCGCTTCGAGCCCGAGCGCACCTGGTCCACCGCCATGACCAAGGGCGTCCTGATTCACATCGCCCCTGAGGACCTGCCGGCCGCCTATCGGTGCCTATATCGCTGCGCCGCGCGCTACGTCGTCATGGCCGAGTACTACAACCCCACCCCGCAGCAGATCCAGTACCGGGGATACTCGAGGGCGCTGTGGCGGCGCGACTTCGCGGGCGAGTTCATGGCGCAGTACCCGGACTTCCACCTGGTCGACTACGGGTTCGTATACCACGGCGACCCCTTCCCGCAGGACGACATCACGTGGTTTTTGATGGAGAAGCAGTGATGGAAGAAAAGCGCTGGCTTATATCGCGCCAGAAACTACTTGAGCGCCTCAGTTACGATCCAAAGACCGGAAGTCTGTGGTGGAAAGTTGCCGCTGGCGGGAAAGCTGCCGCCTCAACAAGAGCCGGGAGCAAGGATGGCAAGGGCTATCGTCAGATTAACATCGGTGGGAAGGTATTCAGAGAGCACCGCCTCATTTGGTTCTACGTCACCGGGACATGGCCCCGCAGAGAAATAGACCACCGAAACGGACTAGGCGATGACAATAGATGGGACAACCTGCGCGAGGCGACGAGTACCATCAATAAAGAAAATCGGCGTCGCGCCAACAGGAACAATCGACTAGGACGTCTCGGGGTTGGAGAACGAAACGGACGATATCGGGCGCGCATAATGGTTGATCGCCGTGAGATACATCTCGGAAGATTCGATTCCCCAGAACAGGCGCAGCTTGCCTATATCGAAGCCAAACGGCAGTACCACCAAGGGGGGACCCTATGACGTTTACGCGGTGCAGGCAGTGTGTTATCCCAGCAACAAGACCAGATACTGAATTCAATGATGGACTCTGCTCGGCCTGCCGCTCCTTCGCCACCCGCCCCCAGATCGACTGGAAGGAACGAGAAGCGGCCTTCCACACGCTGATGCGCGAGAAGCACAACCCAGCGAGCGGCTACGACTGCATCGTCGCGAGCTCAGGCGGGAAGGACAGCCACTGGCAGGTGCTGAAGGTGATCGAGCTCGGCTACCGCCCGCTCGTGGTGACTGCCACCACCTGCATGCTGACCCCGATCGGCCGGCAAAACATCGACAACCTCGCGCGCTTCGCCGATACAATCGAGGTGACGCCCAACCGCGCCGTCAGGGCGAGGCTGAACCACCTGGGCCTGCAACTCGTAGGCGACATCAGCTGGCCCGAGCACGCCACCATATTCAATACCCCCTGGGCGATGGCGCGGAACCTGATCATCCCACTGGTTTTGTACGGCGAGAACCCCCAAGAGGCCTACGGAGGCCCCCAAGGCACAACCGACGCGCGCGCAATGACCAGGCGCTGGGTCACGGAGTTCGGCGGGTTTCTCGGCCTGCGCGCACAGGACCTGGTTGGCCAGCGACGACTGACCGAACGCGACCTGCAGCCTTACCGCCCGCTTGATGAACGCCTGGTCGCGGCAGCAGGGATTGAAGCCCACTTCATGGGGGCGTACTTCCGCTGGGACTCCGAACGGAACGCGCGCGCCGCGGCCGACAACGGCATGCGCCAGCACCTGCCCACCCCAGCAAACTGGTGGCCGGCGGAGAACCTCGACAACGCCATGACGGGCCTGCACGACCACGCGATGTACCGCAAGTACGGCTACGGGCGGGCCGCCGCGCAGCTCTCAGTAGACATCCGCCACAACAAGCTCAGACGGGACGAAGCCATGCGGAACGTGCGCGAGATCGACGGGCTCTTCCCAGAGGTCTACGCCGGCGTTCCGCTCGCCCGGGTGCTCGAGCAGATCCAGATGTCCGAGGGTGAACTGATGGACACCCTCGCCCGCTTCACGAACAAGGACCTCTTCGCGCACCCCTACGACAAGCGGCCCATTCTGAAGGAGTTTGGCCCCCGTGCTCAGTAAGCGGATCATTCCAACAATTTTATGCCGAGGGCGGCAGATGGTGAAAGGGTCCAAATTCAACGCCTGGCGCACCGTTGGCCTCGCCGCTCAAGCCGTGCTTATCCACCAAATGCGCGGGGTGGACGAGATTGTGCTCCTCGATATCACTGCCACCGCAGAGGGTCGCGGGCCCGACCTGGATCTGGTCACCGAACTCGCCGAGGTTTGTTTCATGCCGCTCGCGGTAGGTGGAGGGATCCGCAACGTCAATGATGCCAGGGCGCTGCTGCTCGCCGGCGCCGACAAGGTGGTGATCGGGACCGGCGGGCCGCGGGTAGTCTCGGAAGTTGCTGATCGAGTGGGAAGCCAAGCAGTGGTGGCGGCGATCGATGTCCGCGCAGGCCAAGTGAGCGTCCGCAATGCAATGGTGAACACCGGATGCGGGGCGATGGGGTACGCGATGGTCTGCTTCAACCACGGCGCCGGCGAGATACTACTGACCTCGGTGGAACGAGAGGGTCAGATGGGAGGATACGACCTGCGCCTGATCAAAGAAGTATCAGACGCAGTCGACGTCCCGGTGATCGCCCACGGAGGAGCCGGCACCTACCAGCACATGCTTGAGGCAATCGAGGTCGGCGCCGACGCGGTCGCCGCCGGCGCCATGTTCCAGTTCACCGACCAGACCCCGCTCGGGGCGGCGCGCTACCTCGCCGAGCACGGGGTCGAGACGAGGATCCCGGACGCCGTGGAGCCATCGATCGCCGAGGGCGACATGGATATGGTGCGAAAGATGGCCATTGAGCGGTGTGAGGAAGGCGGCATCCCGAGGGCGGTGTGTGAGGCCCTCTGGGAAAAAATGATGGGGGGCACGATGACCGAGCTCGAGCTGCAGCGCGAGCTGGAACGCTACAAATGAAGCACAACCCGGGCACCACCAACCCCGAGGAGATCAACCTCGCAGAATTTACCCAAGACGGTGGAGTTATCCCCAGGCCGTGCGGGGCCTGTGGACAACCTGCCTACTACGGCCGCGGCGGCATCTGGGCCTGCAGCCCGTGCTGGCAGATCGCAGGGCCATGGAAAAGAAGCGGGAGCGCGAAGTGCTGAGACTGAAAGATGTCTATGACATGGACCCACCCGTCGCCGGGCAGATCCTCTACGAGCTGCTGCGTGAGCGCCCGCCCGAGGCGAACATCTCGCACCGGGAGATGCCGAGCTACGAGGTCCACGCCGCCTTCGTCGCCTCCCGACCCTACAAAGCCTGGTACCTGATCCAGGAGTGGCCGATGACGTACGAAGAAGCCGTCTTCGACCGCAAGCGGCCGCAGTGGGTAGGCGCGGTGGCAATCACCCGTGCAAACGAGGTAGCCGTCGCGGTCTTTGCTGCCCATCAGCGCAAGGGCTACGCTCACCAGGCGATCACCCTCCTGCAGACGATGCATCCCGGGTCCCTGCTTGCGAACGTGGCACCAGGGAACCTCCGCTCGCACGCGCTCTTCCTGAAACTGGGGGCCCGGGTAATTCAGCACACCTATCAACTTCCGCCAAGAGAGAAAGACCATGACGAAAGCCAAACCGAAAACTAAAGCGAAACCGGCCGACATGCTCGACGCCTTTGTGGCGAGCGACCCGACCCGGGTGCTGCAGCTCGTGTTCTGGAAGACCCGCCACCAAAACCCCGAGATGACCGTCCTCATCCGCGAGGAAGACCTGAACGCGTTCGACCAGTGCATGGCCTACCAGAAGGTGAACCCAGGCATCCTCGTCTACCGGCCCGAGGGCAAGCCCGCGACGCAGGGCACTCCAGCAGTGGGCACCCGCCGGGCGATCCCGGCAAGCCCAGCAGAACCCCCCCGGCCCTTCGTGGTCGTAGGCCTGGTCGAGCGCGGCACGCGAAACGCGGTGAAACCGGTGGAGAACAACGAGGCCGACTTCAATCGCGGGGAGCTCGCGCGCGAACTCCAGGTCGCAAGGAGGAATATCCCCACCCTCGCAGCGGAACTCAGGCGCACCGCCGCGAGCGGGGATTTCAGTAGCGCGACCCTCGAGGACGCGGCCCGAACCCTTGAGCTGCTGGGGCGCCCATGAAACGCGCCTCGCGGTACCCCTTCCTCGTCGCGGAGATGGGCGCGAATCACTGCCAGCACATGGAACGCGCCCTGGAGATCGTGCGCGCGGCTAAGCGCGCCGGGTGCGACGCGGTCAAGCTGCAGACCTACGAGCCAACCAGCATGGTCCACCCGAGCGTGCAGCACACCCTCACAGAGGGACCATGGAAGGGGGAGAATCTCTGGGACCTGTACAACCGCTGCGCGCTTCCGTGGAGCTGGCATGAGCAGATCTTCAAGGAGGGCGAAAAGGTCGGCATCCCTGTGTTCAGCACCCCATTCGAACCCGCAGCCGTGGATTTCCTCGAGCGGCTGGGATGCCCGATGTACAAGATCGCCTCCTTTGAGATCCTCGACCTCGAACTGATCACCCGCGTCACCCTCACCGGTAAGCCGATCATCATCTCGACCGGCATGGCCACCCTTGTCGAGATCGACGATGCGGTCCAGGCCTATCGCTACGCCGGAGGAACGCAGGGCAACCTCACGCTGCTCAAGTGCTCGAGCGTCTACCCGGCCGCGGCGGCCGAGGCGAATCTCGCCACCATAGCAAACATGCGCCAGCATTTCGACTGCAAAATTGGATACTCAGACCACACGCCCGGATCAGCCGCCGCAGTAGCAGCCGCGATCATGGGCGCCGACATGATCGAGAAGCACATGGGGGAGTTCACGACGCTCGGCCCGGACAAGAGCTTCTCGCTCGACCCCATCGGCATGGAGATCATGGTGCAAGCCGTGCACGATGCGATCGACGCTGTCGGATCCGAGCACTACGGCCCGAGCGAAGCCGAGCGTCCGATGCTCGCCCTGCGCCGCACCCTGCATGTGGCCTACGACCTGGCCCAGGGCGACCCGCTGACCGAGCACAACGTCCGGGCGCTACGTCCCGGGGACGGCATGGAGCCGAAGAATAAGACTCTTATCATGGGGATGCGCGTAACCCGAGCGGTGAAGGCGGGCGAGCCGCTCACATGGAATCTCGTAAGAAAAACCGGCTAAACGTCAGGCGATCCTCGGCGATCAAGGAATGATTGAATGTCGGCTATAAAAAAGCAGGCCCACGGCGGGAACCTCAAGATCGAGTACCGCTACGTCGGCACGCTGAAGCCCAACCCGAACAACCCCCGGACCCACACCCCGGCGCAGATCGACAAACTCGCGAAACTCATCAAGGCGCACGGCTGGACCAATCCGATCCTGGTCGACGGCAAGAACGGCATCCTGGCGGGCCACGGCAGACTCCAAGCCGCAAAGCAGCTGGGGATGCAGCGCGTACCTGTGATCGAACTCGCCGGCCTCTCCGCAGGCCAGAAGCGCGCCTACCTCCTCGCCGACAACAGGGCCGCGCTCGACGCCGGCTGGGACGAGGACCTGCTCGCCTCCGAATTCGCGGCCCTGAAGGACATGGGGTTTGACCTCGAGCTCACCGGTTTTGATCTCCCGGAGATCGCCTTCGCGTTTGAACCCAAGGCCCAGGATCCAGCCGAACCCGAGACACCCGCCCTGCAGCGAAAGGCGATCACCAAGGCCGGGGACCTCTGGCAGCTCGGCCCCCACCGCCTGATCTGCGGGGACTCGACCAAGCCTGCCGTGCTCGATGCGCTCACCGCCGGGCGCAAAGCGAGCATGGTGTACACCGATCCGCCCTACGGCGTCTCCTACGTCGCCCGAAGCGGGGACTTCGAGATGATCCGCGGCGATGATCTACGCCGCGGGCAACTCGCCGACCTGCTGCGCAAGGCCTTCGCCGCCGCCCTCCCCCACACGACCGAGGACGCTGGCTGGTACGTGTGGCACGCAAGCGCGACCCGCGAGGACTACGCCGCTGCGCTCAGGGACACAGGCCTGATCGAGAACAGCTACATCATCTGGGCGAAACCCCAGATCGTGCTCGGCTGGGCCGACTATCGCTGGGCCCACGAGCCGTGCTTCTACGCCGCCAGGCAGGGCGTGCGCGCTGCTTGGCACGGAGGGCGGGATCAATCCACCGTCTGGCGGGTAAGCGCCCAGGGCGGCGCCGCAGGCCTTCGTACGACGATCGGTGCGGGGATCACGATCGCGACCAAAGAGAGCGAGATTCACGTGAGCAGCACCCAGCCCAAGGGTCGCAAGATCCGGCACGTGCACCTCGCGCCCGGCCAAGCCGTGACCCTCGAAGCAGGCGGAGGCGCCCAGGACCTGTGGGAGGTGAGCCGCGACAACGGCCACGGGAAAGACAACACCCTGCACCCCAACCAGAAGCCGGTGGAACTCGCGCGCCGCGCGATCGCCAACTCAAGCCTCGAGGGCGAGATCGTGCTCGACATGTTCGCCGGCTCCGGGAGTACCCTGATGGCGGCCGAGCAGCTCCGACGCGCCTGCTACGCGGTCGAGATCGACCCCCTGTACGCCGACGT